GGCGTTCTGGGCCTGGGCGAGTTGCTGCCCTAACTGTCCAGCTTGCCCCTCGTTATAACCGGCTGCTTTCTCACCCTGTGATAAACCCGTGTTATATAAGTTCGTGCCTGAACCAGCCCCCTGCATGTACTTGGTGTAGTCAGACTGATTCTGAGCAGCAGTATTGGCTTGGCCTTGGTATGTATTGTACTGACCGCCAGCCGCCGAGGACTTGGCGTTATCATCGGCAAGTGCTTGCTGACCCTGCTGGGCCGACTGCTGTGCCTGTTGCTGGATTTGCTGAGGATTCATAGTTTAACCCTCAGCTAATTTAGCTACCTTAGCGCTTCCTTGGCATTTGGGGCAGAGTGTACGGTCATCTATAAGGCCGGGCTTCCAGCCAGTCTTAACGCACTCGCAATCAACGGATGCCACTTTAGTAGTAGCCTCGTCTGTCTTAGCCGGTTTCTTGTTGTCTTCGGCTGCCATATCTTCCTCGATTGCTTTAGCTATTTCTGGGTCAACGCTCGGCTTCATAAGCTGCGCCTATGCCGTCCTAGTGAATGTATAGGCGGTTGCTGAACTGAACATCAAGGTGAATCTACCTTGACCAGTTACGCCACTGGCAACGGTCAACTGACCGAATGAAGCGGCGGTAGTAGCGGCGGCATCTGACTTGATACCGTTTACAGCCACTGCCATCGTGACGGTGTTAGCGCCAGCCGTGTTGTCGATATACAGCTCGAACGTGCTACCCGCAACTGCGCCGAGGGCTGCACCTAACAATGTACCCGTAGGTAGTGTCAAGGTGGTAGCGGCCGCACTGGTCGAGGTAATGTAGCCCGAGGCTACCTGAGCCGCCGTCAGTGTCACCGTGGCGTTAGCCGCTACTGGAACGCGGTTAGTCAAAGTGGCGGCGTTAAACGTTGTGCCACCAGTCACAACTAAGGAACCGAATGTACCAACGCCAGTCGTAGTAACAGGCAGCTTTGAGTTGTAGCTACCCTGTAGCTTGATTTGCGGTAGACCGCCGGGGCCTTCTACTAATAAGTTGGACATGGAGTACTCCTAATTATGGGATTAGCAACTGAACGCTGGCGAGGCTGGAAGCGGCACTCTCTTTGAAGATACCAAATGCTGGTACGGTTTCTGCGGCACCTGCGCCGATGTTGGCTACGTTTCCGGCGTTGGTGGCTACGTCCTGCACGAGCGGGAAACCCTTAGTACCCGAGGTGGCGTTGACGTAAGCCTCACCCTGGGTCTGCACCCAAGCGTACTGAACGGCGGCATTGGAGGCAATCGGCATAGTAGTAACACCGACCGGCAGAGCCTGAGTAGTCTGAGCAATAGGCAGAGCTGAGGCGCTAGGGCGCAAGTTAACCGTGTTGGTGCTGTTAGCCAAAGCCGTGACGTTACGGAGCGGCTCTGCGAGGTTAACGGTGATAGCACCGGCGTTACCGGCAGACGAGTTGCCAGCGATGCGGTAGGTCTGACCAATACCGTTAGTGCCGAGAACTTCAAGCTGGCCGTCTTTGAACTCGTCAGCAGTAACACTGGTTGCGCCGTTAGTAACTAGGAGCTGGCGTGAACCAGCCGACAGTTGAGCGGTTGTGTTTGAGGTCGGGATAGCCAGCGCCGTGGAGTTAGCAGGTACAGCAGCCGCAGTTAGTAAGATACCCGAGGTGTAGGCCGTGGAAGCGGTCAAGGATACCATGCGATACTTCTTGCGGTCTTGGTCGGAACCAGCCACGAACGTAGAGCCGAGGGGGACTAGCTGGGTAGTGGATACCAGCTCTAGCGGGTGAACTGTTAAGATGTTTGACATTGTATGGTGCTCCTTTTCCTAGTTGCTCGTTATGCCGGTTAATTTACCTTGGCGGCGTGGCTGACGGCAGTAGTAGTTACCTGCGAAGAGCAGGACGCCGAGCTTACCGTTTTGGTTGATCGAGTTCATAAAGTCGCGCCACTGGAATGCTGACGGGCTGGGGTTCGACTTCAGCGTACCCTCGGTGATCTTGATGTTCGAGTCGATGTTGCGGAGATCGTCCTGCAAGAGGCGTGATCCCTTTAGCCAATGCTCGTTCAGCCAGAAGAATGTCTGAGACGGAGCAGCGTCATCAGCTACGAGCGGGCGGTTGCGGTAAGTGATGGATTCAAAACCGGCTGCGCCGCCGAGGGCTGCGCTGTCTGGTCGTACCGAAGTACCGAGGGGAACACCACCAGATACGCGGTTGTAGCCACGGGTCTGAGTAGTTTCGTAACGAGCGCCAAGCATGACCTGCATGATGCCCTCAATGTAGCGCCAAGGGGCTTTCTGCATGAGGCCGATGGTCGGGTAGGACTCAGCGTTACCGGCGGCGCTGATGTTGTCAGCTTCAGAGCTGAGGTAGTCGAGGGTGATGATACCCGAGGTAACGGCGGTTACGTCAGCGTTGATAGCTGGGTAAGTCGAGCGGGTCAAGTCACCGTATGAAGAGGTGTTACTGCCAGCATCGACAATCAGGCCGTAGCCGTCAATGTCTTTACCGAGGCCGTAGCCGTAAATCTGAGTACCTAAGTTCATGGAAGCGGCGATCTTGGCTTCGTCCATCTTCTGCAAGATGAGCGAGATTGCCTGCGAGGACTTGGAAGCGTTAACCGCTCGGTCAAGGCCCGGAACAACTACCGACTGGTAGTAAGCCGCAGGGTGGAAGTACATCTTAATGGTGTTGTTGGTCGCAGTTGTGGAAAACTCGTCCATACCAGAATACGAGCCACCAGTTGCACTGTTAGCCGTAGTAAAGTTAGACCAAATTACCGGCCCTGTCCAAGTTTCAGGCTTGCTGAACGCCCTAGACCAACCGATGTTGGAGTTGTTCACATTGTCCACCAAGGTGGGCAAAATGCGCTGATACGTGAAGTCGCTTATTTGCTGAACGAACGAAATACCAGCCATGTGTTCTCCTTAAAAAATAAAAGCCCCGAGATATTATCGGGGCTTGGTGCCTAAATAGACTATAAGCAGTATTTTAAAAGAACACAAGCTTTTTTATAAAAACCGCTTATCCTTTTCAATTGCGGCAAAGATTTTCTTAATCATCACCCGTGAAGAAGTCCAGTCACCGGGCAGTGTGGAGGTCTTTAACTTCTCCACCAACTCTTTGCCCTCGTCCTCTTCAAGCACACCTTTTTCTACTAATATGGCTACAATAGCGTTCAGCATTGGTTATTCCTTATTTACCTGTTGGTACAAATTCGTCAGCCAAGTCCATGAGGTTGGCTACAGCTCGTGTGGGTCTACGGACACTACTGACCTGAGCGCCCCGCTTGCTAACGATCTTACTAGCGGCGGTACGTCTGGCCTTATCCTCGGCCTGTTCAGCCGCCTTGGGGTTCTGACCGTGTTGCATCTCGTAGGCTTCACGGAAACCAATATGACGGTAGGCTCGGCCAGTGGCGGCACGTTTGGCGTAAGCCTCGTTCTTATCGTTCATAAACTTGAGCGTCTTATCAAACTCTTTGGCACCCTCAGAGTCGTTAAACTCTTTAGTGCCGGGTGTACCCTTGAACTTCGGGAATAGACCCTCTGTGCGTAGCTCGGTGAGGTCTTCGGCAATAGCTGAGTTCTCACGCTTGATAAAGTCCTCGCTGATCCGCTCAGACTGCTTGGCATCGAACTGCCCCTTTAGCTCACGGGCTTTGAGTTCTTGGTTAACGACCGCACCACGGAAGCGCTCGCCCTCTAATGGAGTAGCGTAGCCCTTGAAGTTCTGGGGTAGATCGCCGTAGCCGTAAACCTCAATAGTTTCAATGAGGTCTTTGCCATCGGCACCAGCCACGATTACGCGCACAGCGATTTTGGATAGACCCTCAAGGATAAACTTAGAGGCATCATCGGTTTGGGTGACTACCGGCTGGTTAAGCGGTGGCTCTTCTTCGGACTTGGTGATGTAGTCATCGTTATCCTCTTCTTCGGATTCATCATCAGACTTTTTGTCATCGTCAGAATCCTCGGATTCAGCATCATCGTCAGTGTCTTCATCTTCGGTATCCTCCTCGGCGTTCTCGTCTTCGCCGCCCTCTTCGGCATCTAGCTCGTCCTCCTCGCCCTCGACAGCTTCGGGGAGAGGTTCGTTGATGAGATCGGCTAGGTCTTCGTAAAAGACCATTTCACGCTCGGGCATAGTTGGTGTAGGTTTTGGCACTAGTGGGGCCTCCTTATTTAATTACGATTATAACATTACAAGCCGGGAATAGCACTAATGCTTGAGGGCATGTGTGGATTACCGGGATTCATAATGGGGGAGCCGCTAAACATACCGGGGCCGGGCGGGGGTGGAGGCATAGGCGGTTGACCCATCATCGGGGGCATACCAGGCTGACCGGGCGGCGGCATCTGGCCGGGCATCGGTTGCCCCGGCGCACCCGGAGGAGCCATTGGCGGCGCAGGTTGCATCATCTGTTGGAACTGGGCATCAGGCATGGGCGGCGGTACGGGCTGACCCGGTGCTACTTTATCCATGCCCTCCTGACCGAGTTGGTCGAGTGATTCACGCAGCTCGAAGTTATCGAGGTACTCAGTAAATCGCTTGGTAAAGGCATTTCTAGCCTTACTCGGAGCCTTGAGGAACTTGTCAGAGATCATCAGCTTACGCAGGGTGAGGATAAAGTCCTTGCTGGCATCGTCTTTCATATTGGGGGTCTTACCGTTCATAAACTCTAGGAACTCAGCGTAAGCGTTACCATCGTCCACGGCGGCGTTAGCGTCCTTAGCCAGTTCAAACGGTGAGTGCTGTTGCTTAACCCAGTTATCGTACAGGCGTTGCGGGTTGGGGAGGCCGGTGATCCTAAAGGCATCGAGCATTGAAATCTGCTGTTTGTCGGCAAAGTGCATAGCTATGGCTTGCTCACGGTTCTTGTCGTAGGCCACAGTTGAGCCGCCCGACACGTTGACGCGCATATCATCATCGAAGTAATAACGCTTAATGACGATGCTCTCAAAACTCCCATCTGAATCGAGGTACGGGAAGAAGTGATCCTCAGTGTACCAGACGAACATCAGTTGTCCGAGTTGGTTGAAGTACTTATAGAGGAAGCGGTCAATTGCTCTAACGATCTGATCTTGCCGAGCGTTGAGGTTGTTCTTTTTGATTAGAGCTTCACCTAGCGTAGGATCGTCACCCGACTTATCGGAGTTGGTCTGATCCATTGGTACAGCCAGAACGTTGCCGATCTGCTGGCGCATGTCAGCCTTATCATTAACCACGAACTGCGGCAGGTCTTGGCCGGGGATGATATCAAACATCTCTCGCATGGGTACGCCGTCTTTGGCTCGTTTGAGGAAGATAGTCTTGTTTGGCCCCGGTACGAGGTTCTCAGCGTCCTCTTTGGTCAGGCCCGAAGCCTTGGCGTTAACGATCTTAGTACCGTTAGAGCCATCGGCGTTGAGGCTGATCTGACGGCCACGCACGTTGAGGAGCTTTTGCATCTTGATACCATCTTCGAGGAAGTTGGAGAAATCTACCCAGTGCCTGCCATCGGAGAGAACGTTGAGCGGGATAATGTTCTTAGAATGAGTTTTGAGGAAGTTGGGCTTGCCGTACAGCCAGTTGATATCTTTGTACTTGGCGAGCATCAGATCATCGAAGTAAACCGCTATGCCCTGCTGAGTGTGGCCGTCAGCGTAGTAGGTGAAGCGAGCCTTTTTGATTACGACCTCTTGAGTGATGTTGACGCGCCCGAGGCGAGTGATCCCCATAGCGTCCATAATCTCTTTTTTCTTCTCGGGATAGGTGAATATTAGTTCTTGGGTGTTGTACTTATGGTAGGTCACGATGTTGTCGGGGTCTTGGCCGTACTTGGCGTTCTTATCAATCACAATCTCATCGACTGGAATGATAGACGGCACGATATCGCCACGCTCACCGTAGTTAGGGTCGAACTCCAGTTCGAGGTAAGCGGCCTGATTGAGCAGCCACGAGCGCACCATAATCTCAATCAGCCCCCGCAGGTCATGCTCCAGCGAGTGAGCGATCATCGCTTTTTCGAGGTTGCTGGCGAACTTCTTAGCCTCGGGGGTATCGTTGGCCGGTATGACTGACGGCTCAGGCGAGCGAGCGGTACAGTAGGCCACGATGGACTCAACCGCACCACGTATCTGGTTCTCAACGTAAGGCTCCTCTTGCTCGTAGAAGTCAGCATTATCCACCTGTAGACCAAGGTACATCCGCAGGTTTTCGCTGCGCTTCACACCGAGATTGAAGCCCTCGGGATCGTCAAAGAACGCCTTGGAGTCCTCGATACGCTGGTTGATATTCTCAATCAGTCGCTTATCTGAAATCGCCAAATCAATGGGGGCGAACTGGTCAACGCGTCCGTCCTCACCTGAGATGTTGTCTACAGCCGTATCACTAAACGGCGTTGGGAATTTCAGGCTCCCATAGGGATAGATGATTTTATAACCTCGTTTTCACTGGTGTCAATGCCATAGCTACTTCTTGCCGCTGCGCTTAGAACTAATCCAATCAATCAGCTTGTTGGACTTGCCACTATCCTTTTTATCGTCCTTTTCATCGCCCTTTTTCTTGAGGAAATCTGATGCTTTCATGAGCCTCCTTAATAATTAAAGCCTCTCTGTATCTGGAAGCTTTAATGCTTATTTGTAGTATAGAACGATTTTAGCTTTACAGGAATGCCTAATTCGCATCCAGGCATCCGAGGCTTGGAGTTGGGTGGCCGGTAATCCAATGTCATTACTCAGCTCCAATCCGTTGGCGTTGACTTCGATCAGACCATGCCCGCAGTTGGGGCAGAATATCAGAACTGGGAACGGAGGCTTGAGCTGTTGCCGGTGGAGCTTCAAGTACCAGTCGGCTTGAGAGGGACGGTTAATCATTCTACTCATTTGGCGTAACTCCCCCAGCGCTTCTCGGAGTCGCGGAGTGCCTTACCTAAGAAGCGGTTAGTGTTATATTCTTCCGGCTCATCATCGTTTCGTGGGTCTGTGTTGAGGATATAGCCCTCAGCGTCATAGATCACCATTAGGGCGTAAGTTGAGGAGTCGAAACAATTATGAACTGTGATACCCGCTTCAACTGAGAAACAATGGGTGCTATCAACTTCTAGGTTGTAGACTGGCGCTTCGCCTTTCTCAGTGCGTAGCGATAACGATGTGTACATGTGCCGGGGCAGGTCTTGGCCCGATAGGATAACGCTACGAATTTTTCCCCACACACCTGACAGATAAGTTCGTATTCTTTGTGGGTATACGCTGAGTGAAGAGCCGTCTTCATCTCTTCGTAGTGCTTCTTGTGCCACTCCGCTCCAGCCTTGGACTTGTGCCATGCTACCGCTTTGGGTATCACCACTTCCCGCATATGCTTCTGTCTCATCACCAACAGCTCCGGCGTGATATGGCGTTGCCCGGACTGGTGATCGTGTGGGGTTAGCATCTCTAAATTTTCGATCTGATTGTTGTTGCGGTTCTTGTCCTTGTGGTGAATGTGATAGCCCCGCAGAATCTCTCCATTGTGGAATTGATACACCACTCGATGCAAACGCGAACCATTGCGCTGGTAATAAGAGCCGCAAAGGTAATATCTTAGACCATTGAACTCTTGGATTGTGGGCGTGATTATCGTTACTTTCATCATGTAATTGTATCATGTAAGTGTGGTCTAAATCAATCGCCTTTACCCAGCCATTCTTAGTTAGGAATAGGTGATCGGCGCTACATCTTACTACTGAGCCGTCAGTAAACGTCAGTTCATAAATCTTCTCAACTCCTGTTTGTCTGACGGAGTGATAATCCTCTAGCTTGCCAAGCGACCACAAGCGACCTGACGAGCCAACTAGGTCTTTGATTTTAATTCGGCCATTCTCAGTCTGAACGAGGGTATCACCATGCAAACAGTGATCCTGCGCCTTATCATCAATCTCCTCGGGGCGTGACTTGGAGTAAGGTAGCGTGGGGATAGTACGGATGTTGTTGGCGCAGGTCTGGACATACTGGAGATATGGGATATCATCTTCGGCCGGTGAGAGCAGGTCGTGCATCAAAGCGATACGGTGCATCTTGGCGGCGTGGCTCATGCTGTCGGCCCGCACATACGGTACGTCCTGATCGTCAAACGTGCTGGCGATAGTCTGGTTGCCCCCGAGGTGCGAAAAGCAATCGTGCGGTAAGATCATATACTCGATAGGCTCATTCTTGATAATATCGGCTATCTTCTTAGCCCACCACTTCGGGGTCTTGCCGGTTTCATGTATCTCACGGTAGGCGTAGAGGTGGCGTACACCTAGCTCATTCTCAGGCGCATAGGCGAACCAGGTAGCTACGGCCGGGTCGTGATAGCCCCAGTCAAAGCCGATGTAGATTGAGCAATCTTCGAGCTTGAGGCCACGAGGTAGCGTAGGGATAACGTGCAGGTCATTATCCCACTCGGTGTACACGCGGCCCATAAAGGTATTCCAGTCACCCTTGAGTAGCGCTAACCGCAACTGCGGGTCTTTGATCGCATTGAGGTTGCGGCGGTACTCTTGGCGTATCTGTTGGTTGGGGTTATCACCTACGAATGCCGGGATGAATACCCGTGACCGGCTGTAATTCTCCTGAGTGTCCTCATCGTAGAATTGCTCCTCATAGGATACTTCTGGCTCGTAGTGGACTGCGGGGTCGATTGATTCAATGAACCGCTCTTTGACGAAGTTGTGACCGATATCGCCGGGGTTTGAGGCTGACTTAACTTGCAACGGCCGTCCTACATCACCAGACCGCACACGGGTCTTTAAGAACTCATACTCTTGCTCGGTGAACTGGGTCAGCTCATCAAACAGCAATAAGTGCATCTCAATCGAGCTGTAGTTGTAAATATCAGCCAGCGTTCGCAAGTACGCGAATTGAATGAAGCTACCATTAGAGAAGTTGAAGACTGAGTTAGCCCCGTTGTACTTGATCGTCAACGGCCGACCGTCTGGCAGCGTAGCTTTGGCATTGTCTGGCACGTTGTTGTACGGCGCAAGCTGTTGCATGAGCGCAGGCAACGTACCTTGGCGTAGGGTCACGAGGCTCTTACGAAAGAAGAACACCCGGTGGCCCGGATAGCGCAGAGCCGCATTGATCGCATCACCACACAGCGCCGTACTCTTGCCCGGCCCAGCGGCACCACCAAAGAATACCTCAAAGGCGGTTGACTGGTGGAACTTGGTCTGTCGCTCGGAGGGAACATAGTCCGGCAGTCTAATGACTTGGGGGAGAGTTTCAGGTGTCATACCATAGCCTCTTCATACGCATTGTTTATCTCCGAGAACTTCTTAGCGTCACCGCCCTTATCTGGGTGATGTTTGATCGCTAATTGCCGGTACTTCTTCTTGATCTCGTCTTTGGTAGCGGTCTGCTTAAGACCGAGGACTTTGCACCATTTTGGCTCTACGGCAGTACGGGTCTGGCTGGCACCTGAACTAGCTGACCAGTTTGTTGAAGTACTTGTGTACTTTCGATTGAATCCCTTGAACGGATCGTAGGTTTTGTAATTAGATTGTTGGGTTTGTGATTTAGCAAATTGTTCTTGTAAATCTTCAAATGCAGTAGAGACTCTATCAATACCAGTTAATCTCATCAGGAGTTTCACGGCTTCTTTAGTAGTCTTAAAGGATTTGAACTTAGCATCCATATCAGCAATACCAGCAAGTAGAGCCTCCACACCATCAAACTCAAACGTTAGTTTGTAGCTACTCCCTGACTTTGACCGGCTGACTTTCATCTATCCGCTCCACGGCGTTGAACCGTGAACAGGCGTGTCCGATTCCAACGGCTCAGGCTCACGAGTGCGGGGCGTAAAGCCGTACTCTTCGGCCTCATCGGGGTTAGCCTCAATCCACTTTTTGTTTGGCTGGCCGTCCCAGTCGTGGGGCTGTAGGATATCGGCGGCATGATCGAAGCGTTGCCGAGCATGGTCGCTCAGCTTGTAGGTAGATTGCTCGGGGATAACCATAGATTCGAGCGGCACAACCTTAGTTTTGTGGTACACGCCGTTACGGATGTAGCCGGTGCTAGACATTGGTGTCTTTGTCCAAATCATTCATCAACTGCAAATCCCGCTCCCGCTGAATATCCTTGGGGGTCTTGGCTCGCACAATCGAGCTATCATCATCTTCGCCGTAGCGTCTGACTTCTTGCGGGGTCTTGGCTGCAATCACAGCCGCAATCGGTTCAGCCTCTTTGTCGGCCTCATCTAAGCGGGTGGCGATAGCATGCAAGCGGTCGTACACCTCTTTGATGTGGTAGCCAATGGCAGCACCAGCTAGGAGTGCAACTAGCACTGAGATAACGCCGGTAAGATATAGCAACATGATTAACCTCGCTTTGCTTCACGGTTAGCGAACGGTAACAGTATGCCTTTCTTAATCAGGTCGGCGGCAACCGAGGCGGCATTAGCTACAACTTCTTTGACTACGAGTGTGGGGTCAACCACACCAGCCTTTTGCAGATCAACGAGGGTTTCATCGTCCTTACGCAGATCGTAGCCCTGCCACGGCTTGGCCTCTTGAACGTGCCACAAGCCCTTTTCAACGTTGCGGCCAGCATTGGATAACAGAGTGCGGAATGGTGCTTCAAAAGCGGTTTGGAATGGCAGTGTCTGAGCAAAGCGAGCGAGTGTCACGCCACCACCGGGAACCACACCGCCT